CTATACCACAGGGTCAGAGATAACGCAAGGGTTTTTTTCTTTTTTTTAGAAGATTTTTTTCTGCGTAGTAACTTGCGTAAGTCGTTGGTTATCAACGAGTTACGCGGCGCGGGGGGCCGCGCCCTCCTAAGTTGTTGAGGCTTAGTGAGTTACGCGAACTCTACATCCTCCATCATGAACGCCCTCACAGCGTCCTCGTTGATGGCATCGCTCCAGTCGTCCTGCTCGTCATAGCGACGATCCTCGGCCCCTGACCGCCACGCAGAGAACTGCGCTGGCTCATCGTAGGCGTGACAGGCGGGAGCCTCAAACTGAGCCATAAGCTCGTCGAGGGTGAGAGTTCCATTGTATCCGTGGTTGTAGGCTTCTTGGTTAGTCATGATGGTAGTATACTCGAAATTGGCAGAAACGCAAGTTTTATTTTCACTTTTTTTCACTTAGCAAGCCATCCTGTGGATGAACTCGCAAGTGCCGCGAAAGTCGCGCAGATCATCGCCATCATTGGCGGCATCGTAGGCGAGGGACAACACACACTGTATAGTGTGATTATCCACATCAGCAACGCCGTCGAAGGCATCGACAAGCATCGCATAGCGATGTGCCTTGGAAACGTCAAGACGAATGAAACGGAGAGCGGAAACAACTAAGTCATATGAANTAAGCATGGCTAACTATACCACACCCTGAGGATAAAGTCAAGTTCTTTTTTGTGTTTTTATGCACTTTTTTTTCGCGTGTTAAGTTGTGTAAGTCGTTGACTGTCAACGAGTTACGGCGGCGGGGCAGCCGCGCCCGCGTAACTCCCTGAGTGTCAAGGAGTTACGGGGCTTTTTACTGACACTACTACTACCTAGTTGTCAAGTGTTTTTTGCAGTTTTTTTCTGCGCTTCTCGGCTACCTTCTGGAGCCTGATAGTTTTATTCTTGCGGTTACGGCGAAGCTGAAGCGTGTGCTTACGCTTAGCGTGGGCGGTGGCTTGGTTCTTAGTCATGACTTTATTTTGTTAGAGTGTTAGGCTGTGCGGTAGGGATTGCTTGCAGGGTATTTGTTTAGCTTGTCTACCAGTGTGAGAGGTAGAGCCAGCACCATAGCAGGGAAGTAGGTGATTGCCATGAAGTGCAGGAAGTTATAGGCGTGGTAGTAGACTTCACCATTGGCTTGTGTCTCATACCAGCCACCTATGTTGTCCAGTGCTTGCTCTAAGCCTACGAAGTAAGTCATGAAAGCGAACATGAACAGCACGGCGACATGGGTCACGGCTACGACAGTGATGAAGTGGAGCAGGTAGTTTAGTTTATACATGGTTATAGTAGTGTGTTTATTTTTGTTGTGTTAGGTGATTGTTATCTTGGGTCTACGAGCCACCAGCATTGTGCGTCTGTATCTACCCACATCTCACGGCCTCGGTTGTCTTGCCAGAATCGGCCAGCCTTGCCTAGCTCACCGCCATTGTTCTTGTCAGCGTGTGCTTGTCGTTGTGTCCTGTTGGATCTCCAGCAAGATTCACTAGGGTAGCAGGTAGTTATCTCAGTGCATTCGACTGTCTCGCCTTTGCTGTTGTTAAAGAGTTTTGTTCCGTAGAGTTTCATAGTAGTAGTATAGCAGTTATGTAAGTAGTTGCAAGATTTGTTTTGTTTTATTATCGGCCTATGCCGAAGCTCACACGGCCATGTGCTATGTCAAGCTGATCGCCGTGTGCCTCCCATGCGGCTTTTTTGCTAGGGAACTCAACGATGCGACCAGTGCCAGCCAGCACCCCAGCGTATGGGTTAGCTATCAGACGCTCACAACGTGAACGCTTGAAGTTACCACCGAAGCAGACTTCGGGAGAGTCGGCACGTTGCTGGCCGAAGAGAACAAAGAAGGGAGTGGTGTCAGGTGATTTGATTTTCATTAGTAGTAGTATAGTCGAGGATTGAGTTAAACGCAAGGATTATTTTGATTTATTTTAGAGCCAGTCTTGCTCTCTGTTTTCATCGTGTGCCTTGAGGATAGTATCAATCACATGATGCGCTTTCGGGCAGTCAGTCTTGATCCATCCCATAAGGAAGCAGAGATCGTCACGCATTACTTGTGCGGCGGCTCTCTCTGTCATGAGCTTATCGAAGTCGGTTTTTTTAGTGGTCTCTTTGATTTTCATTACTCTGTAAGTATAGTCTAGATTTAGGATAAACGCAAGCTTTATTTTGTTTTTTTTTCACTTTATTACAGTGAGCTTATCAAGCGCACCTGCAACGTCACCGAAGAGGTTATCAAGTGAAGGAGACATCTCCTTAAGGAGATCCGAAGCGAAAGCATCCCAGCCAATGGCCTTAGAGCCAGCCTTGGCATTGATGCAAACCCTAGTGGTGATCAGGTCAGCCTGATCTTCAGTGAGGGCAGGAAAGAGACGGCGAAGATCATTAAAGATCAATTCGCCATCTTCATTGGCGAAACGAGGAGCGAGACGGCAAGCGTCAGCGATGGCGAGAGAGAGAGTTTTAGTATTTATTTTCATAGTAGTAGTAAGTTAAGTAAGTTAAGTGTAAGAATTAAAAAGGTTATTTAATTGCTGATTACTCTGTAAGTATACCACAGATTTCAGAAAAAAGCAAGGGAAAAGATCATTTATTTTTCTTTTTTTATTATGAAAAAAAATCAATAAAAGACTTGACACCGTTCCCAAACCCCCCCCATTTCTCAAAAATTTTTAGCGGGTTTTTCTGTTAATGTGGCGGGGGGAGTCTATTCTCAATCTGTCAACGGGCAACCCCCACCCATTTCTCCCAACGGAGCTTTCGGGGCTGTGATGTATATTTTATTGTTTAAAAAAAATAAACCCACCTTATAATTCAGAGATGAATCTCGATATGATCACAAGGTTTGTGCCATTAGTTGCGGGAATTATGTATGCGGTGGTGGCTGGGGCATATTTCATGAAGAAGGAATATGGTTGGGGTATTGTGTGGGTTTCATACGCTACCGCTAATTTTGGTCTTATGGTGGTGGGTAACCAATGAAACAAGTGTAATACCAATAAATGAGTTTACCTTACAGCGAGTTTCCCGTTTATATTGGGGGTGTCGGATCTACAGCCGTTCCTAGTGAAACAAATGGTTATGTTCCTGCCACACAAGTCAGTGTAAATTACAATACAAGCCATAGCCCCAAAAGAAAACTAGGCACAACCATTGCCGCAAGCGATCAGTTCAGCTTTGATGGACCGTTGAGTGCTGACATTTCTTTTGATTGCATACTACAGTCGGGACTGGTCTCGGGATTAGATTTCTTACTCGATGCCAACCAAGATAATTTCGTAACAATTCAAGTAGGCAGTGGAATGTATAATAAATGTTATGCAACTGATGTGAGTGTTACTATTGCTCCTTTTGTCCCCGTTACTCTTCAAGCTAAGTTCGTTTCCTTAGATCCCGTTACAGGAAGTCAAATTACAGGAGATTCCAATCCATTTGATGGTGGGGTTATTCCTTTTGATAGTGATGCTATTGCTTATGGGCATACTTGCACAATTACGGATAGCGCTAACATTTTAAACAATGTTCAATCTCAAATAAGCTTTACTAGAAGATATTCTCGCAGTCCAACTTTCGCTCTTGGTTCCGTTAACGCTTCAACTATGTTGTTAGACGGAGTGGAAGAGGAATTGTCTGTGACTTCTACTGGAGTAAATAGTCTTATTAATTTTAGCGGAGAAGAGCTAACAAATACTTTGAGTATGAGTGTGTGTGGAGTGGGCAATACCGTCCCCTTCATTACTGACTTTATATCTTTTCCACAGGGATCAAGGGTGCTATCGGAGAGTTATAGCACAAAAGGTGGTGAGGTTGTTACTACAAATGCCACAATAAAACAGATCAAACTCTAGTTTAAGTGTAACATACATATGTAGTATGGCACTTAAAAAATTGTCCAATATACAGTTGGAGCCTCACTTCCATCACTCTATTAAATTCAAAAAAAGGAACTTCAAGTTCACTACTCGTCAGCGGCGATTTCTAACGACCCTCCTAGACCCCGAACTTAAAATGTTCTTTGTTTCAGGTCCAGCGGGATCGAGCAAGACCTACATGTCTCTTTATGGATGTTTGCGTCTTATGGCCGAAGATCCAGAAAAAGAATTGTTATATGTTAGAAGTATCGCGGAAAGCGCAGATAAAGGATTAGGTAGTCTCCCTGGAGATATGGCGGAAAAGTTTAACCCTTTCTTAATGCCCCTTTATGATAAGCTAGAAGAAATTGTCTTTGAGGGTGATACAGCCTTCCTTAAACAAAAAGGTCGCATCTCTGCGGTTCCTATAAACTTCTTAAGAGGAGCGAACTGGAACAATAAGTTAATTGTAGCAGATGAAGCGCAGAACTTCACCTTCAAGGAATTAACAACCCTAATCACAAGAATAGGGGAAGACAGTAAGCTGATTATCTGTGGAGACTTTATGCAAAGCGATATTAACGGCAAAACAGGTTTCAGTGAAATGTTTGATTTGTTCTCGGATGAGGATTCGGAAGAAAAGGGAATTCACTCTTTTAAGTTTACTTGTAACGATATTGTTAGAAGTAAAATATTAAAATTTATTATTTCTAAATTAGAAACACACAAGAAAGTGTAATAGTATATGTAAAACAAGAGCTAATGTCAACGCGCTAGCGGCGAACAGCTTTTTTACTATAACAGGACTAGACCTTGTTTATTTTTGAAAAAACGATTTAAAACNATATAAATATATAAGATGGCTCACTTATTTTGTCACAGTTGCGGAACCAAACTTTCTTACGCTCACGCTCAACCGAATTTTTGCGGTAAGTGCGGTCAACAGCTTAACGCCAGCGCTTCTACCAATACTGCTGCGGGTTTACCTAAATTAGAAAAATCAGTAGTAATATCTCAAGACGAAACAGATTCTCAATTTGTTCCTGAAATTTTCAAACTTTCAAGTAGAAGTAGAAGGACCAGAAAGTAAAACTGTTACTCTAGGTTCATTACTAGGCGAGTCACCACCTTCCAATGCAGAGAAGAAGGCCAGAAAGCTCTCTATTAATGAATTTATTGATGAAAAAAAACGAGAAGGGTGAGTATACTTACGAGGATTTTTCAGATATCATCGATGCTGCTATTAAAAGACAGCAATTTAAGTGGAGACTTAAGGCGGTTAAATGGTTTGACTTTGAAGACGTAGAACAAATTATCAAATTACACATATCTAAAAAGTGGCATATGTGGGATCAAGAGCGACCACTTGAACCGTGGATCGGTCGCATCATTTCTAACCAGATTCGAAACTTAGTTAGAAATCATTATGGCAATTATGTAAAGCCTTGTAATAGTTGCGAATTCGCTAGGGGCGATGAATGCACTGTTACAAGAAGTGAGAAGCAAGATAATAGCTGTAAAATTTATGCTAAGTGGGAAAAATCTAAAAAAACGGGGCTGGAGCTTAAAATTCCACTTTCTACTGAAGATTTTGTAAAAGAAGTAAGATCCCAGCACTCTACTGATTTTGATTTTAATACTTCTCTTAATCGTCTTGATTTTTACATGGAGATAGAATTGAGCGAGACTCATTATGTCGCTTATAGAATGTTATACTTCGAAGACAAAACTGAAGAGGATGTAGCTCGGTTTATGGGTTACAAAATTTCTCCACAGAAAAGGAAGCTTGGTTATCGCCAAGTTAAGAATTTAAAAAAGAAGTTTTTAGAAGTGGCCTTAGAAATCTTAAAACAACACGATATTATAGGAGATGGACCTAACTAAAGAACAAAAAGAGTTTGTTAGGGAGAACGCTTCTAGGATTCCCAATTTAATTGATTTAACTAAACAATGCTTTGGGGATGACTCTTTAGATGGAAGATCTAAGGAGGGAAGGGCTGTCCGCAAGTTTTTAGTAGAAAATTCTATAGATTTTAGAACTACCAGTCGAGAACCCGCAGAAACTATTGAATTTACGAGAGAGCAACGTTGAATTTTATAATTCAACAAGCCGAGACTGGATTTATCTTCATTTGGAGATTGCTCGTATTGTTTTTTCTTCTCGCGATGTTCGACCGCTAAGCGCTGAACAACGAGCAGTGCTAACAGAGATTCGGACTGTCAATCCTGACATTTTACCATCTCAAGACAGTGGTGCGTTAAGTTCATACATTTCACCTAAGTCTCCCTCACGAATCATCAAAAAAATCAATGATGCTACTGGGATCGGGTTAGAGGAATCTAAAATCAACAGGCAAAAGCAAGTTTGTGTCGAAAAGTTGATGGTTAATTTATCGAATTCAAGATTTCTTAAAATTATTAACAATTATCTCAATACTGAAGACAGAGTGTTGTTTGAACATGAGTTTATACGTTTAACATGGGATAAGCCCGACCTTACGGCAGATGAAATTAATTTATATTTAAATGCCTGTAAGGAGGTAATTAATTTGGAGGTAATCAGCACTCACTTAAATAAATTGAACAATATGTTTGATGAAGCTGACGAACAACAAGAAATGTCTATTAGGTTAGCGGAAATTATCAAAGCTAAGAGTTCTGAGTATCATCAATGCGAAACCCGCATTGAGAACCTCACCAAGAAGCTTCAGGGTGATCGGGGTGAGAGGATGAAGAAGATGCATAAGGAAAATGCTTCGTTTCTGTCTATTGTTCAACTTTTCCAAGAAGAGGAAGAAAGAAAAACAATGGTTAGAATAGCAGAGATGCAAAAAGAGGCTGTGAAGACAGAAGCGGAGAGATTAGAGGGAATGGCAGAATGGAAAGCAAGAGTTTTAGGAATTGGTAAGCAAGATGTCTTATAATTGTAAAGAGTGTGGGGATTCATTTGATTCATTAAGAAGTCTCCATGCACACATAAAAAAACATGGAAAGTTCCTAGGGGACTACTATGTAGATAATTATGGAAGAAAAGACAAATTAACTGGAGAACTTATCCCGTTCAAAAAATACGATCAGTATTTCGCTACTGACTTCATCAATAAAAGGAATATGAAGAAGTGGTGCAAAACTGCACCCCGTGCAGAAGTAAAAGAATTCATTATAAAGACTTTTAAAGAAAAAAAAGAAGCCAAGGGGCTACGGGGCGCTCCACCTTCCATCTACTTACAAACATTGGGAATTCCCGATATAGATATGTGTAAGGAAGTTTTTGGTAGCTATAACGAAGCTTGTAAACAATTTGGTATGTTGCCCATGCTCTCGGGGCAACTACCAAATAGAATTTAAAAACGATTATTCAGATACACCTATCCTAATAGATACAAGAGAACAAAAGCCACTGTATTTTTAAGCATTCTGAATCTCTGAAGTTGGATGTGGGAGATTACGCTGTTGCAGGGGATTTATATGACTATACATTCGTGGATAGGAAATCTTACCAGGACTTCTGTGCTACAGTTACTAATGGCTATACAAGATTTATAAAAGAACTAGAAAGGTGTCGCTCTATGGGTTGTTCGCTATTTGTGGTGGTGGAAACGGCATTTGATAAAATGTGGGCGAACAATAGGGCGGGTTATAAAAAGTTTAATTTAGATTATGTCTACCACAGGATGCGCGAAATACAAGCTGAGTATTCGGATTGTTGTCAATTTGTGTTTAGTGGTTCCAGACGTAAAAGCGAAGAAATCATTCCCAAAATTCTTGTTTTAGGAAAAAAACTTTGGACGGTGGACGTTCAGTATTTTTGGGATAAACAACTTAAAGAAGATGGCTTGGGAGACAGGAAAACAAAAACTAAATCGACAGTTCGAAGATATAAACCAACTAGTTCTCGGCAAAGAGGGATATTTAGAGGAGAGTGAGGCAAAAATTTTGCTTTATAAGTTTCTCAGGGAAAATCCTTCCTTTGCTTGTGAATTGTTTACTGGTGTAAAACTCTTCCCTTTTCAACATATGGCTATTAAGGCCATGATGGAGTCTGACTACTTTTTGGGGATATGGAGTCGGGGAATGTCCAAAAGCTTCTCTACGGGCATTTTCGCGCTCTTAGACGCTATTCTGAATCAGGGTGTCCAGATAGGTATTCTGTCTAAGTCTTTCAGACAG